ACAATGATACCAGTGATGGTGTTGCAAAGCATACTAACAACTTCGTCACCTGCTGCTACCTCATAGAGAGGGGCACCAAGGGCGGTGTCGAAGAACACTTTGCCGCCGTCCTTGAGGTCAAGGTCAGCAGGTGTGAGTGCGTCTGTGTCTGAAGGCACACCAACCTCTGCCAAGAAGGCAGTGGCAGCGGGGTCTTCACACTGAACAAACGACTGCGCTGGGTCGATGAGACACCCTGTAGGGAGTTCAACGAGTGCAATCGAGTTGCCACTAGCTTCGTCGGATAACGTAATTGTTGCGTTAGCTTGGCGAACCTTGCCGCTGAGAAGGCGACCGTCTGCACGGTTGTCTCCGGTAGCGGATGCTGATTGGATGGTATAGATGTCTGATTTTAATGTAGCCATGATAATTGGTATTTCTAATTTTTAGGGGTTAATTAAGCACGGTGAACATTGATCTGGAGAACACCTTCGTCATCGAGACGGGTGCCACCAAATGCGTATTCGCTACGAATCTGAACATCGTGACGCTTGGTTGGAAGGGTATCCACCCAGGTCTGAGGATTCTCAGAATATCCGAATGCCACGCAGTTCTTGGCGAATGCGTAACAAGCACGGGTATTTGCTGATGCTGGCATCAGAGCAGGGTCAACTGCGATGATGGTGAATCCAAATGCGTCAACAATACTGCCGGACTGAGCTTCTTCAAGCTTGGCGCGGTAGTCACGGTTGATAAACTTGTCATCGTGCAACAGGTCCTCGATCTCGTCATGAGTGATGACCATACCTAGCGGAGAACCACCTTCGACGTTCTGACCGGCAACATTCTTAAGGCCCAGACGGGCGCGAGCGTTGACGATCTTATCGTAAGAGAGTCCTTTGTTATCGGTGGTGCCGTCGTAATTGTAATTCTTGGCGATGCTGTAGTCGGAGGTGTTGAATACCACTTCGGAAGTGCCATTCTCGCCCTCATATACAGAACCACCGAGCATGTCGATGATAGCCTGGTCACGGTCACGTCCGGCTACTGCCATGTGTGAACGCATGATTGAGTTATGCGGTGAGTCAATTTCCCCAAGACGGATGCTGTCAACACGGGATACGAAGTTCTCAACAGTCTTGAAACTGGTGTAGAGCGTACGCATCTCGGTCGAAACGTCCTGTGGTGCGGAATCTTGGAAACGCCCGGTCATGTCGATGGACGAGAGTTTGCCAAGTTTGTTAAAACGTCTGCTTTTGCCCATTACTGGGTATGCGGGAACGAGTCCCTGCAAACGTGAAGTTAGCTGTTGGACCTCGAGCTTCCATTCGCTTTGATACAAAGCTGGGAAGTGATCGGGCACAGTTGATGTAATTGCCATAATATTGGTTAGTTAGTTAGTTTGTTAGGTTTAATTAAAAACCAGAATGCCTCGGAGTGTCCGCGTAAGCGGGTCGCTTGTTTCTGGAACAAGTCCTCGATTGGGCATCTAACTAGCTAATCCGTCGATGGCTGAAAAAGATGGTGTCCGGTAAGAACACAGACGTTTTAACACAACATATGGTATGTTGTCAACTCACGCTACTACATGTAGTGTCCACAAAAAAACCTCCCCCCCCTGACACTACGCAGAGAGAGGAGGAACTACGTTACGAACAACGAACGATTTATTGCTGCTGTTTGGCAGATAGCTTCATGAACTCGATGTATTTGGCATACACTCCCGGAGGTGCCATCTCCATGTTCGGGTGCTTGGATTTGAGGTCCATAGCAAGTTCTTGATATGATTTGCTCGGTGCTTGTTCGGCACCACGGGGCATCACCCCCTCTTGATTAGATTTGTGTTCGGCCAGGAACATGTTGAGAACCTTTGGGTTCCTCATTGCCGCGATGTCTGCCGGGTTGTCCAGGTCGAACCCTTTTACCTCAGCCATAGAGACTGCTGATTGCATGTTCTTTTCGTAGTCAGCACCCCATTCCTTTTGAACTGATGCCTGTGCTGCCTGCGTCTCCGCAGTGGATTGAGCGTCGAGAACTGTTCTGGCCTGCTCGAGCTGCTGACCGGTGAAGTCTGAATACGCTTGAGCAATCTCTTGCGCCTGCGCTTGCGGAATACCCAGTTCATGGAACTTACCTTGCCAGAACCCTCCAACCTCATCGTTCCACTCTAGGCCCTCGGGCATGTTTTCTGGTTGGATGTCGTATGCCGTGGGTGACTCAGGCACACCAATGGCTTGTCGATACTCAGCAATCTCCGCCTCAGTGCTGCCTTCATTGGGGACAATGGTTCCCTCGACTTTCTTGCCGGCGAAGTTGATGAGATTAGCTGCTCCTTTGAGTAGACCATCGGCAGACTTATACTTGCCTACCGTATTGGCCAGGTTGCCCAGACCATGCTCGTCGAGCAGGGCTGTGTAATTCTCCGCTAGTCCACCCTCAGAGGTGTAGAGCGAGTTGATGATGTTTGTCTGCTCCGGTGCTGCCTCTGGAGTTGCGAACACATCCGGTGTGGATGGTGCTGCTGCCTCTGGTGTAGCGTCTGGTGCTGCTTGTGGTGCTTGTGGTGCTGCCTCTGGGGCTGCTGCTTCTGTTGTTGGTGCTGTTGTTGTTTCCATAATAAAAAATCAAATGCCGGGCCAATCCATGCCTTCAGCGTGGTAGTTGTTAGCAAGTAATTCCTCTTGATGGCCGTACTTCATAAGCCAAGCGGCGCGGCTCCAATGCTCGCGCCTCCACTCAACCACGAATGGTGATTCCTCACCCCACCACCTGCCGTTACCCTCAAGGAATAGTGCTGCCGGTGCTGCTGGTGTCTCATCCACCTCTGGGTCTTCTAACTCTGGCTGCGAGTCGCCGGCCATGAGTAGCTGAACCTCCTCGGTGTGCTTGCGGTAAGCGTGGTGGTTGAAGATGATTTCTCCGTCATCAAGCTTTCCTATCAGCTTGTCATCGCGGTAAATGCCACCGTCATTATTTAGTTTTATCGTCAATGATTTCATCGAATGTCTGGGCTTGTTTGAGTTTGAAAAGCATCCCAACCACTGCTCGCTCACCATCGCGCACTGCGGCGTTGATTGGTGAAAGCTTCCCATGTAAGTCGGTCATGAAGACTCGCTCCATCAGGCCGTAATCTTTGACCAGGAAGCCGATAAGAGTCTCACCGTCCGGTGTGTTCAGAATCCTCTGGGCAGCAGTTGCCACGTCTCGTGGGATTTGCTTCATTACCCTCCAAAGTAGCGGATGCCTTCGACGAAGAATGAGTGAGTGACGAGTCCGGTGAAATTGTCATTGAGGATTGCCTGGAAGCTATCACCCTCACTTAAGACGAGTGGTCCACCGTAGTTAGTGAACGTCCATCGAGCAGCGCAGATGTCGTTACCGGAGCCTGCTGAGTCAATAGTCTGATCATAGCAGAGTGCCTTGTAGCCTCCATTGGCCTTGACGGGCACACCACCATCCAAAACAAGTGTCTCGCCTCCGATGGTTGCCGTGAATGACACGCCGTTGGTGAGTGCTGTCAACTTACCATAATCAGTGATGCTCATAGGAGTGGTGTCCTCGATATAGATAAGCATCCGAGCCAAGTTGTAGGTTTCGCCTGTCGGTACGGTTATCTTGTAGCTTACTGCTGCTGACGAGTGGTCCAAGTTGGCATTGTATGCCCCGGTGCCGTCACCTGCTGCGGTTAGGTATTGTCCAAATAATTGTTTCATGATGTTATTGCATTGATTGAGCTATCTGCTCGGGTAGCTCACCCCCGTTTGCCGCTGATGCGTCTTTAGCGATAGATGCTGCCTGCTGTGCCTGCTCGAGTGCCTGCGCTTGTTGCTGTGCCTCAGCACGGGCCTGGCGTGTGGCCTCAACCTCTTCCTTATCGAGAATCGAGTCCTCCGGTAGTCCAGCGTTGCGCCACCCCTCACGGAACTGGGCATCCGAATCCAGGTTGTCTAACATGGACGGGTCAATCTCGATGATTGGTTGGTGAATCGCCATGAACTCAGCATACTGAGTGTTTTGCTGTGCCTTGATGGCGAGTGAAATTCTGTTATTGTAAGCGATGTCTGGTACTGGCACCACGATGCTGCGGTCCTCGTTCTGCATCATGATTTCCTCCGGTGGGTCAGGTAGCTTGCCTTGCCTCCATAGGATGCCGAAGATGCGTCGAAGCATCGGGTCGAGGAACTCGCTTGTTAGCCGGGAGAATGTTGGTGAGAATTGCATCACCTTCTCTGCCTGCCGGAGCGTGGCCTCGGTTGCTGTCATCTGTCTCTCAATCTGAGCGAACAAACGGAACAAATCACCATGCATGATTTCCATGATGGCCTTCTTCTTCACCTCGATACGGTCTTGGCCGATGTCGTATCGCCCGGCAGTCTGCCATTCGCGTGGGGAGCGGTTAGGGTCCAGGTCGTTAACGTAAGTAATGTCTAACGCTCCAACTCCTATCTCACCCTCGAGACTAGCCGGTGCGAGGATTGGTGGGTTTGCCGCCTTCTCGGCTAACACGTCCATCTGCTTTTGCAGGAATGATAGCTTGTGAGCTTCTGGTAGTGCCGCCCATGTGGGCGCGTAACCATATGGTGATGTGCCCCAGCTCAAATAGCGGGTGACATGAGCAGGCATTTCGTAGTAGCCAGACTCGTGAACAACAGTTTTGCTGTCCTCATGAACACAGGCCATCTTGTAGGGAAACTTCTGGTCTTCCTCCCATGCCTGCGTCTTGCAAACCGATACGAGGAACAGGTGTAAATCGTTCTTCTTCGGGTCTTTAACTTCTTTCTGAAGCTTGGGTGGTAGCTTATCAATGCCGAACTCGCTAGCTGCTTGCTCGGCCGTATAGTTGAGTTCGCTGATTACCTCACT